TGTGGTCCATTGATAACTTTGGTGACAAAGCTATTTGTTTAATTGTAGATGGTGAGGTATTTGAATGGAACTCTGCAGCTACAGATGCAACAAACTCTAGAGCAACTATCATTACTAATGCTCCAACTGCATCAAGACATATGCTAGTATCTACACCAGACAGGCACTTAGTATTTTTTGGTACAGAGACAACCATTGGTACAAAGTCTTCACAAGATGATATGTTTGTTAGATTCTCTGCAGTTGAGGATATTAACACTTACACACCCACAGCAACCAATGACGCTGGTACACAGAGACTGGCTGACGGATCACGGATCATGGGAGCTATTAGAGGTAGAGATGCAATCTATGTTTATACAGACACAGCATTATTCTTAATGCGTTTTGTTGGTCAACCTTTTACATTCTCATTCGTGCAAGCAGGAACAAACTGTGGGCTAGCTGGTAAAAATGCGGCGGTAGAAGTTGATGGTGCTGCATACTGGTTTTCAGAAAATGGTTTCTTTAAATATGCAGGTGCTCTTGAATCATTACCATGTTTAGTAGAAGATCATGTTTACGATGATATTAATCTAGACTCTGGTAATCAAATGATTGCAGCAGGATTAAATAATTTGTTTGGTGAAATTATGTGGTTCTATCCATCAGCAAACTCGTCTGTTGTAAATAAAATGGTTTGTTATAATTATTTTGACTCTTCACCACAAAGACCCGTATGGACAGTGGGCACACTAGCTAGAACAGCATGGGCAGACTCAGCTGTATTTGGTAAACCACATGCTATGGAATATGACGCTGATGGTGTAGAGGCAGCTACTTCATCTACTTATGTGCAAGGCAATACGGATGGTATTACAACATACTATCAACACGAAACAGGAACTGATCAAGTTAAAGGTGGAACAGTTACAGCAATTACAGCGAACATTACATCTGGTGATTATGACATCACACAAAGAGTACAGAGAGGTACAACTTCTGCTATACCTGATCTAAGAGGTGATGGTGAGTTTATGATGAAGATAAGAAGATTTATACCTGATTTTATTTCACAAACAGGCGCAACTCGAATAACTTTAAATTTAAGAAACTTTCCAAATGATACCGCTTCTAGTTCATCTCTTGGTCCTTTTGATGTTACGTCTAGCACACAGAAGGTGGACACTAGAGCTAGAGCAAGAGCTATTGCACTTAAAATAGAAAACACTAGTTCAGCACAAGATTGGAAATTAGGAACGTTTAGATTAGATATACAAGCGGACGGTAGAAGATAATGGCAAAGATAGTACAAGTATTAACAAGACCTAGTAAGGTATACAAACAAGAAGTGGCTGACGCACAGGTTAGAGACCTTGACGGTATTGTACAAAAATTAAATACAACATATCAACAAGAATTAAAGGATGAAGTAGAAGCACAAAACTTCTTTTTAAATTAATGGCAAATAGTTTTATTAACAAAAAAGCAGATCTAACGACTACAAATTTAACAACTTTGTACACAGTCCCAGATTTTAAAACATCTGTGGTTAAATCTATTTTGGTATCTGAAGATGCAGGATCAGGAGCTAATATAACAGTGACGTTGGTGGACGCATCGTCAAATATATTTAGTTTATTTAAGACAAAAGCTATATCTTCAAATGCCACAACAGAGCTACTTACACAACCTCTTGTTATGGAGGCTGGTGAGGCTTTGAAAGTCCAAGCTAGTGATGCAAACGAATTACACGTCATAGCTTCAATATTAGAAATAGAACCAAGAGAGGTGGTATCGTAATGCAAACAATAAAACCAGAGAAGATAATAACAACCATATCTAACCTTAAAACAGGTGAGGTATACAAGACAGAGGACGAATGGAAGGCAAAAGGCGTGCCAGAAGCAGAAATTAGAAGGGATGTTAAAGTATTCATGCCTTCGCTTGATTTGTTCCCTAAAACCAAGTAGTGTGGAAAAATGGCAATAATTAGATCAAAAATAGCAAGACAATTACTAGCAGAAGGTGGAGCACCTAGAAAGGGTTTTCAAGCTGGCACTAATCCTGTGAATGAGTTTTTTGTACCTCCTGCGTATGATTTTCGAACTACACCAGTTGATACGTTGTATGAAGATATGAATTTTAAACTAAGGCAAGATACAGAAGATGATGAGTCGGATGAAACTACAAACATCTTTGATAGAACAAAAGATTTTTTAGGCAGTAACAAACAAGCAATAGGTGGTGGCCTGTTGGCATCAGCGCTTGGTCTTGGTCCTTTGGGTATATTACTAGGTGGTTTTATAGGAAGACGTAGAGACCAAGGCAGAGGAATATTCGAATCTGCTAAAGCTAGAGATACAAGAATAGCCAATGAAATTATAGCTGAAAACTTTAGACAAAAACAAATGAGAAAAGAAGCTGATAGACAATTAGGAAGATCGGGTAGCCCTATTGAAACTGGTTCTGGACAAAAAGTAAGTTCCGGTGATTTAAGTGTTGGTTTTGATACTGACACAGGACAAGCTTTTTCAGAATATTCAAGTCCAGGTGTAGCTGCTGAGTATGAAGGTAGTTTTGCAGGTGGTGGGATTGCATCTTTACAACCTAGACAAGGATATTTTGGAGGAAAACTTGTAAGAGCAGTTACAAAACCATTTAAAAAAGCTGCTAAAGCAATTACAAAAGTTGCTAAATCGCCCATAGGTAAAGCAGCATTAACATTTGGACTAGGTTCATATGCTACTGGTTTAGGTCCCTTAAAAAATTTACCTGGATCAGGTTTTTTACCTTTTAGCCTACCTTCTTTTGAGAGTATACCAGGTGGTGCTGCAACAGCAGGTATTGTAGGTGCATCATTATTAGGTGGACTATTAACTAGTAAAGAACCAGAACAAGATATAAATGCATTGTCTGAACGAATCTCTGATCAAACAGGTATTGATGTGGCTAAGATTAGAGAAGAAGTACAACAAGCATACCAAAACAAAGACACAAGCTCACTAGCACAGAAGTATCCATTCTTGGTAAATCAAGAATACTCCGCATCATTCGCTACAGGTGGTAGAACAGGGTTTGCAGAGGGCACACCAAAAGATGAAGTTATAGAAGAAAAAGGGTTACCAACATTAAAAATTATGCCAGAGTTTAAAGGTGATGAGGTTAAACCAGCTGATATGATGATGGCTTCTAATATAGAAAACGAAAGAATATTAGAAAACCTTTTTGAAAAATATTTAGATATGGGACTATCTCCAAAAGATGCAGCAGAAAAAGCAATGGAAGAGTTTGACAGAATGAGTAAGAAACAAGGTATAAAAAGAACCATGGCTGCTGAAGGAGGTATGATGAATCTAGGTGGCAATGAAATGGATCTTAGAGGTGGTGGATTTGTGCCTATAGGAGTAGCAGAAAAGGCAGACGATGTACCAGCAAGATTATCTAAAAACGAGTTTGTATTTACAGCTGATGCGGTAAGAGCAGCAGGTGGAGGAAGTGTTGATAGAGGAGCAGATTTG